ATTGCCGGGGTTGCAGAGCCATCCAAGAAAAACTGAAAACCTGATACTGTTACATCATAATCAATTGTGTCCCCAGAGGCCAATTCAGCCCGATACACGCCGCCACCCTTGCTTACTATGGCTTCATTGGTTGTAGCATTTACCCCCGCAGAAAAGCCGCTCTCATTGCCTGATAGGTCAACTGATTTGAGCCAGTAATATTTGGTTACTACATCGCCCAAATTAGGGCGGAAGAAATTTGAACCAGAAGACGATCCTATCCTCGTAGCTGTTCCGCTATTATTTGTGGAATTTTCGTAAATATCCACATAGCGAAGGTCAGCATCAGTTGGATTTGTCCATTCAATTGTGATCGCACCTTGGCTTCCGGTAGCACTTAATGATGTTGCAACTCCCGGAGCTGTTGTATCCCCACCTCCAGTCACGGTTGTGGCGGCGAAAGCTCCCTTATTTCCATTTACAGTGATAGCTCTAACGCGAACATCATATTGGACATTCCGCACAGGTGAAATTGTAAAGCTCAAATCACGGGTGTTTGATGTAGCATAACCAGCGTCAGCGGTTGGCTTCCATTGCACCTCATAAAAATCAACCATTGCGCTATCAACTGCATCCCAAGTGACATTGAATTCATCAACTGCCGTTCCATCGGATTGAATATTTACCACATCAGAAGCACTAAGATTTGAGATCGTAAGGCCAGCCGTTACATCTGAAAGAGTTGTGTCGTTTGCTATTATAGCTGCGTCTTCATCATCCCAAGAATAAGCCGCAGAGGACGTTTCCTTCAGTTGAAGACTAATTGTTGAACCCTCATGACCACCATTAAATGTCCATCCGACAACCTCAAATTGCTTATTGGTCCATCCATATCTGGAAATGCTTAGGTTTATTGTATCGCCAATCTCAACAGCCAATGCGGTCATATCAAATTCAGCATTTACTGAAATCTGCTCCCGAACCCTATAAAGAGCCAGCTTCGCCAATCTTTGAGCCCCGGCTGAATAAGTCGTTAAGGGAAGGTCCAAATTCATTGCGTTTTCATTACCAGCGCCGCCATCCTCAGTTAAAAACACGGATGAAGACACCATTGGGTAATCAGCAAGGATATATGCCTGATCCTTATCAGCGAATTGACCTTGAACACGATTGAACTGATCTTTGCGGCTAACCTTTGTAGAAACCCCAATCTGGCCTCTCAAGTTGCTTTCATTGAAACTAAGAACTGGGCTTGAATATGTTGCTACCTTTAACTTCCAATATCCTTGAGACCAAAACAGGCTTCCTTGGCAGGTAGAAAGAAGTTTCTTAATATTGGCCTCATATGTAGCGCCACAGCTTATTGAGCCGTTGCACCGCATCTTGTTGTCCAATCCAGAACCCAATGAAGCATCACAAGCCGTAAATGCAGCATTGAAAGTGGTATCATCCAAGCTGGACGCAGGAACCTTGAAGCCATAATCGTTGTTCAGGTAATCACGGATGCAGAGCGCCGGGTTGTCAGACCAAGCCGTTGTGGCTGTGGCGGGGTTGTAAACCTTCTTGCCCTTTACCTTGCAAGTAAGCATTGGAACGCCCTGTGTATATACATCAGGATCGAACTCGCACTTCATGTAAATATAAGCCAAGCCATTATTTATAAAGTTGCTATCAACGCTTGTTGCAGCAACAAGGCCGCTATCAGCCGCCGTTTGATCCCCGAGATGTTTGTAAATCCACATCTTGCCAGAATATTTGCCGCCAGTAACCATCCCACTTCCATCCAATGGGGCCAATTCACCGCCAAGGAATATGTCACCAAGCGCCTCAACCTCATGCGCAGCCATAATAATGACTTGGTGAAAATATTGGTTGTTGTTTGTTACCTCTTGGAATGTTGTTACACCGCCCTTGCGAACCTCTCCATAAACAACCTCATGTGGCGCATTGGGCGTAACCGCATTGGTCATTGTTCCATTGCTACCCAAGGACTGATTATCAAACTCCGGCATATCCGGTATCATTGTTGATGTTACCAGCATGGTTCCGGCCATCAAAACAGTACCACCAATAATCGCAGCGGTTACTGTGGTGGTTGCGCCTAGTGCAAAGCCTACTGAGATAGCCATTAGATAAACCTCTTGGAAAATACATTCTCAATGTGACTATAACCCATTCTTCTCAGAAGTGCATCAAAGGGTTTGTGAGTTTTTGAGTTTATGAAAAGAAGGCTNACGCCATCATCCTTCAAACATTGCTCTGCGAACTTAATCAATCTGGGGCCAGCAAAGCCCTTCCTGTGATCTGGATGCAGAAATATTATGTCATTGGTTGCATAAAGGTGGTCTTTGTAATGCAAGCTCCGGTGAAGGCACACAACAAAATAACCGACCAGCTTACCCCCATCCCTAGCAGTGAAACACTTAATCGCCCCTTGGGCCTCACCCTCTGCGTAAGCATCCCAATCCGGGTTCAATTTAATGGCGTCTTTATTAAGGGCGATCTCTTCATAATGGAGAGAAATTAAGTCCGGCAATTCAGCACGGACTTGTTTGTAAAACTCTTGCCTGTATTCCATTGCGACCCCTTCTAGGGCTACTGATCTGGTGGTTGATAACCTTTTCCAAATTCTAACCGCTGATCTTGTAAACCAGTGATATAAGACATCCCGGTATCATTTGGGAAACGAGCCCTCTGGCTCTCATTGGTGTATTTCAAAACCGCTTGACGCTTCAAAGCAATCATGTGGCTTTCAACTTTAAGGTCAATGGTGCTTTTCTCGCCATCATCAGAGAACTGCATTACATCCATCAAGCCAGTGAAAAGAAAGATAAGGTTGGAATTTCCCTCTTCACCATAATAAATATTGCAGGTTCTATTCTGATAAGGTTCTGCAAGCGCCCGTGTCAGCAACGATGAATTCAAGCCATTCAGCTTTAAACTCGCACCCGATGCTGTCAAATCATTCGTTTCATCAATCGCGCTGACCTTTAATAAGTCACCTACGCCCTGATATGTAATGCTGTTGAAGGTCTTATTGCCTATCCCGGTGTGTAGATAAATCTGGTTGGGGCTATCAAATAGAAGGTCAACGGCATAAATTGGCCGTGTAACCTTTTCAGTAATAGCACTCGCAATACCAGCCGGGATTTCACGCGACATTATTTAGCCTTCTTTGCTGTCTTTTTCTTGGCTGTTTTAGTCTCAGGAACCGCAGCGTTTCCGCCAATCTCATTTGCAAAGCCAGCTTTCACAAAACCTTGGAGAACCTTTTTCTCCCAAGCCTCTGTGGCTGTGTACTCTTCACCAGCCATAAATCGCTGTGTTGATGCGCCATCTTCGCGGTTAATTCCAGCGGCACTTTTTACCATCATAATTTTCATCTGAAATCTCCTGTAAGGTGGGATGGGGAAGGCCGTTAAGCCCTCCCCTTGGTTGCTTAGGAAGCAGCCATTTTCAGTGCGCGCATGGCCTCAGCCAATACCACTTCACCACCTACGCGGCGGCGGGCGATATAACGCACGTTGCCTGTGGATGCTTGTGAATAGGGGTCACGCAGAACTGAGAGAGCTACACGATCAACGATCATGTAACCACGGCGGTAGTCACCGAATACCACTGGTTTAGCGGAGGCGGCGATGTCAGCCATGTCTACAGCTTCAACATATGAGTGGCCCAAGATGGTGTTTGGGAGACCAGATTGACCGGAGAAACCAGTCTGGAAGATGTACTGACCAGCAGTATCTTTCAGCTTGCGGATTTCACCGAGAGTTGTCCGGTTCAGCATGAAGGATGCGTTACGGGCATACTCAGACTGAAGACCATGTACCAAGTCCATCAGATCGTCTGTTGCGATTGCAGCGGCAGCGGCAGCAGTTGTCGAGGCGACTGTTGTGCCGTCCAAGATACCTGTTGGTTTGTTTGTGCCGTTACCTGTCAAGAACGCTGCGCCTTCGGCTTTTGCAAATTGCTCTGCAAATTCAGTGTTCATTTCAGCTTCCAGATCAAACACGCTGTCTTCAAGCAATGCGCCAGAAATATCAACCAAAGCATAAAGCTCATGAGTTGGGATGGTGTTCAAAGAAGTTGTGTAGCCAGTTGTCTCTGTGCGAGTACCGCCTTCAGCAGTCCATGCGGCAGCAAATGTTGCTGTTTTGCTTGGAACTTCAATTTCTTTGTTGGATGTTTGGCGAACACGGGCAACAGAGCGAACTGGGGAGATTTCAGAAATCACCTTGATAAGCTCATTGACGTACTCAGCAGGAGCCAAGTTACCAGCGGTTGCAGCTGTACCAACGGTCAGAGCTTTAAGCTCCATCTCGTCCATGTTCTTTTCGCCTTTGCGCATGAAGCTGTCCCATGCCTTCAAAGACAAATCGACTTCTTTAGCTTCCATTGCATTGGCTGGACGCTTGAGCATAGTTTCGATGTCATTCAACTTTGCTTCAAAACCTTCAGCGTGTTTTTGCTGTTGGGTGATAGCTTGGTTGATGTTCTCGAATTTGTCCAAATCAGCTTCAATTTTTGCCAATTTAGTTTCAGTCAAAGCATCGGCAGAACCTTTAGCTTCGATTTGAGCCAAGCGATCATCATTTACCTTTTTGAATTCTTCAAAGGCACCTGCCATCGCTTCAACGGCTGTTTTTACTTGATCTTCCATTGGGACGATCCTTTCCGTTTAAGTTTTTAGGATGTTGGTAAGGCTTGTGAGAGCCTCAAGGACTTTAGGCGTTTCCTCTTTCACAGCATCCCGCTGTTCCAGTGCCTTGGTAACGGCAGAAGCCGCCGCCTTTGCTTCAGTGCGAGAAAGGTTCCCTTCATCCCGAAGAAAATGCTCCCACTCACGCACCGAGCGTTCTGTGCCTTTGACCGCCTGAACCCGTGCGCGTGGGTTCATTGGGAATGTGACCGCAGAAATCTCCATAAGATCGACTGACTTCAAGAGGCGAGTTTTGCCCTTCTCGTCATATTCGACCCCCTTTGGGTCAACACGATAGCCAATTGACAAGCCATCAAGTGCGCCCATTTTCATAAGCTCATGGACCTCACGGCCCCGCTGGGTTCCCATTGCAAGGCGACCCTTAACCTTCAAGCCGCGCTCGTCTTCAGTGATTTCATCAAATACACCGATTGGCTCGTCTGATTTATGTTGATAAAGAAGTTTGACCGCCTTAGCGCCCTTCCGGCCAATTGACTTGGCAAAAGCGCCCTCAACTATGACATCGCCGCCAAGGTCTTTGTTCCCAAAAATAGAGCCGTATCCAGAGAAGGTTCCGTCCTCTTCCATGCTGTCAGCTTTGTATTCAAAGGCAACATCAATTTTTTCGGATTTTGTTTCCTGATCGGCAATATAATCGCCTGAATGGATTTGTTCATCACTCATTTTACCGCCCTCAAATTGGGTAATACAAACCGCGACCCTCTGATCCCGATCTGGAAATTCTCCAACCACTTTATCATCGCCTGAACAGCGGCTAATAAATTCACTTCTACTTTCACCCTGACTAGGCTTCGGTAATGGCATGGTTGAACCTCAAAGCATACTTTGCATATATCTTAGCATATAACACTATATCTGGTCAAAGGCTAGTATCGGGGCGAACAGCACTTGTTCCGTCCATATATCTGCGCTCCAAGACGTTATAGACTACATCCCGGAAAAATATTTCATCTCCCGACAAGTCCTCAAGCAAAGTTTCTATTTCCTTATAATTCTGAGAACTAATTTTTGGAAAATCCAAAATTTCCTCTATTCGATTATATTGTTCGCTCATCTGCTATCTCCCTAATTAGCTCCATAAATTGAGGCGTTACCTTGTCCACTTTCCCCATTGAAAATAGAGAAAACTGTTCCGCAAAGAATTCATATGGGTCTTGTTCAGCATATGTTGTGGATAGAACTTGGGACCGTTTTTTGCGAAGTTTAAAATTCTTCTGAAAGAACCTCTTCAGCTGTGTCTCTGTAGGGACCGCCACAATCCGCCCACTAAGAACTTCAGCTTTATAGTATTGGTGAATGTGATGACCAAATTCGTGATACATAGTAGATCGCATATGATCTATACCCGCCTCAAAATAACCATCTGAAGTGTATGGCTTGGTTAATTTGCTATCCTCCGACCATTCACTTACTACCCACCGCTTGTCTTTTCTCATTTCGATGCTCAACCGATTTCTACGAATTCTGATCTCAGAAATCTCGTCATCCATAGGGCGAACCGCCGCCCTAAATTCCTCAACGCCGATTTCGTCATTACTAAACTGAACCTCAAATACTCTCCGTTTTTCCTTGATAACAGAAATTTCTTTCTGCAACGCTACGTCCTCAGAAG